TTATTTTGGTGAAATATCTTCTATGGGTGATACCGTTAAGATTATTAAAGAACCTGAAATCACAGTCAAAGAGTATGCTCGTGGCGCACAAATTACGCCGCAAGACCTCGATGACGAAGACTTTTCATTAGTCGTTGACAAAGCAAACTATTTTGCATTTAAAGTTGATGACATTGAAGAGGCTCACTCACATGTCAATTTTGGTGAAATGGCATCTAATCGTGCTGCTTACAGACTATCTGACCAGTATGACCAAGAAGTTCTTGGTTATCTATCAGGATGGAAGCAGTCAAGCTTAAACTCAGTAGCATCGGCTGAAAATACTACCGTATCTGGAACAAAAGCAGTAGACTCTGCAGGAACAAACGAATTACTTGATTCCATGCTAGTTGACGCTAATGATTTCAATGGTGGTACTGCAGGTAACTCTATTGTTGTTAAGCCT